TACTTTAGCTAATTTACAGTCGCAATTGACCAGCAAGGCCGCTGAGGAAGATCCATATAAAGAACAGATTGTCGAGATGCGACAAACTGCCTTAGCTGAAATCAACTACGATATCATGAATGAACTGACTCGTGTTAAAGAACATCAAGAATTCTTGTACAAACTATTAACTAACAAAGACTCGTATATACGTAAACGTATCATCGATCAGAATCTGAGCTACTTGAACGCTCGATTAAGCCAGTATTTAGACCGTATTGGCTTACCCCATACCGTGGTGTTTATGAATGATTTGTCAGTAAACATCACTGAACTAGGACGTGAACTAGACTTTGATAATTTATCGCGTGGCGAGCGTAATAGACTTATACTTTCATTATCATGGGCATTCCGTGATGTGTGGGAAAGTCTATATCAACCAATCAACCTATTGTTTATCGATGAATTGATCGACAGTGGTATGGATGCCAGTGGTGTAGAAAACGCCATGGCTATACTTAAAAAGATGAGCCGTGATGCACATAAATCAATTTGGCTAGTATCACACAGAGATGAACTAGGTGGTCGTGTAAATAATGTTTTAACAGTTGTCAAAGAAAATGGGTTTACTACATATAATACAGATGTGGAGGTAATGTGAAGAAAGTTTTTATAACAGGAACAAGTTCAGGAATTGGACAGGCTTTTAAAGAACATCTGTTAGCCAACGATTATGATGTTACTAGCCCTAGTCGAGTAGAATTAGATCTAAGTAATTTTAATATCAATGATATTAATTTAGGATCTTACGATTACTTGATTTTATGTGCTGGAGTAGACACCAATGGAAGGCAACCGTTTGTTAAACAAAAAGAAGCCGATTTTGTTAATACTTTAACTGTGAATCTACTCGCTAACATGCGATTAGTTCACAAATATGTGCAACAACGCTATTACAAGCAGTGGTCTAAAGTTATTGTTATAGGTTCTACAATAGTAGATACTATTTCGCCTAACTTTGTTGCTTATAGTACTAGCAAAGTTGCGTTAGCAACATTTGTTAATATTCTAAGGAAAGAATTAGCGAGGACATCTATAGGAGTTTCGTTAATTCATCCTGGACCAACTGAAACTAATTTTCACGTTAACAAAGACAATGGTCCTGTTGTTGATAAGGAAATATTATATAACTTACCTTATATAACCACAGAAGATCTAATACCTGCGTTTGATCAAGCACTTAATGACAAACAGCATTTATTAAAGACAGTTTCAATATCTAAGTAATATCAATATTGTGCTGGCTTATATAGTTTAACGTAAATAAAAATAGTAACTAATCATCAAAAGGATCAAAAATGGCAGTTAAAAAAGCTAACCCAATGCAGACCCGTACAGGTAAGCCTCGTTTAGGTCCACTAAACATTAATCAATTAGAAACTTTGCTTGGTAAGACTCAACCAAAGAAAAACAAAGCAAAGATTTCAAGAGAAATTGTCCGTAAACAGGCAATGTTATTATCAAAGGAGAAGTAAAATGGCAACAACACATGAACAGATCCAAGCAGCATATGATGCGTATCTAGCAGAAAATGAAAAATTTGAAGGCAAGGGTGTAGGGGCAGCAGGCACACGTGCTCGTGGCGCTCTAGGTGATCTAGGCAAACTGACCAAGGTTAGACGTGCTGAAATCCAAGAAAAGAAAAATGCTGCCAAGGCCGCAAAATAAATAACAGATGTCATATGAATATCCTTGGATGTATAACGGTAATGCTTTTGAATCTGAGGATATCAGTGACTTCTATGGCTTCATCTACAGAATAACTAATACCACAAATGGATATGATTATCTAGGCCGCAAATATTTTACTACAGTCAAAAAGAGACCACCTCTAAAAGGCAAGAAAAACAAGCGCAGGGAAACTATAGAAACTGACTGGAAAGAATACTGGGGCTCAAGTCCTAGACTGTTAGCGGACATAGAACAATTAGGCAAGGATAAGTTCACACGCGAGATTATACACCTATGTAAGTCGCGTGGCGAAACGAATTACATGGAAGCCTATTACCAATTTACTGAAGGTGTGCTGTTGAGAGAAGACAACTACAACGGTATCATACAGATTAAACTAGGTAAGAATTCAGTTAAAGATTTAAAGTTTACAAAATAAAAATCAATTTGAGATTGTTAAATGGGCAAAATTGTATTTGCTGGTTGTTCTTTCACTGCTGGAACAGGGTTTGATAAAAAAAATATCACCAAAGATTATAAAGAATCTCTCGATTTATGGGTAAATTTATGTTCTAATAATATTAGATTATTCAAAAATTTAACAGTAATTAATTTAGCGAAGGCAGGGGCTAGCAATTCTGATATTTTTGAACAAGCCATTGAAGCAATATCTAATTATTCTGATATTAAATATTTAGTATGTGCTTGGACCTCTTCACCGCGAAATACCTTTGATGTTGGATTTGAGCTTTATACTACCGAATGCACTTTGGATACAAACTGTATACCGCAAAAAAAATATAGATTAAATAACAGAACATTATCAGAAAAATATATTCAAGATTGTATTAATAGAATGCTAACTCTAATTCATATACAGCCGGAAATAGTAAAAATATTAAAATACATTAATGTGATTCAAAAAATTGCAAAAAATATTAAAGTTATCAATATTAATGCATTATGTCCTTGGGATCATAACTTTTTTACTCGAGTACGTGGCAAATTTTATCCTAGTGATTTATCAACATTCACAAAAACTGAAATTTTAAATATTGAGAATAGAGATGACGAAGAAATTTATAAGTTATATAACAAACAACATGATCAATATGATGCAGTTGGGGGAGTCGACTCAACTACCTGGGTAAATTTATACGATTCTTTTTTAAATTTAAAAATAGATGTTAATTTTGACAAAATTCATCCTGGTATAAAAAGTAACGAAATTTATTATAACTTAGTAAAAAAATATATAGAAACAAATTATTAGCCTTTTTGCAGATTGAGTTCTGTATCCAGAGGAGATGGTGCTCGCGTCATGGCCGCACTTGGAACGTTTAGAGTAGACTAGACACTGGATGGCACATGTGGTATCAATTAGGTGTAAAAACCAAAAGATCTGGGCAACGAAACAAACCGACCCAGGAGCAAAACAACAGTTGGCTAACTACGGCTGTGTGAGCTACCGCCAGAGAAATCCAGAGTAGGGGGTACCGGCTGACCGCCTCCGTGTATGTGATTACAATCTCTTTTAGTTAGTGTGCGAACAGGACTCAGATAAAGTTCATCGTTGCAATTTGCCTCGGATAGGTAAATTGTGACTGAAGGATCTAGATAAAGCAAGAAGAACTTACATTATTCATAGTAAGAGTCAAAGTTAACGAGAGTAGAAAGAAAAGCATGAGCGCAAGCGAAATGCAGATGTCGTAGACATCTTAAAACGAAGCCAATAAAAAAGCGTGAATATAAATGAATATCCACGCTTGCTTTAAACCAAAAAGAACCTCTGACTTATTTGTTCTTCCAGATTGAATACAGTACCCATACTGCCACTAGACCAACAACACCTTCTGATCCCACTGATTTAATGATACCTGTTACTGAACCAATGACATCTACTGTTGGTAGAAATGGGATAGCTGCTCCCTTGAATAATACTTCTAACACGATCAACAATGCTAAAACACTCACGGTTGTATCTGCAAGGGCACCTGCCCACTTCTTAATTGTTGCTAAGATATCCATCTTCTGGACCCCCGTTAAAACCAACACTACGTTTCCGTAATGGGTAAGATATTTAAACCGGAGATCTCTCAATAGTAATGGAGTTTAATGACTGCGGGATTGGGATAAATTACGACTCTTAGAAAAACGGAAGTCCGGATTTTTTAGTTGTTTCGATATTGTTTTCTATGAGTTTACCTATTATCTTTCTCTCAGATGTACTTAGATGCAGTGCATCTTCATAGGACAAACCACCTCGCATGTACCAAGCGAATTGCATAGCTTCGCTACGTACACTGTCTACTTCGTTTTCGTAAGATTTGATCAGTTCGGCTATTTGGTCAGAGTTCAGGCTGAGGATTTTCTGGCGAAAAAATTTGAGTAGTCAAACTCCATCGGTAAAGAATATTCTTTTTCGCAGGCAGGGCAGGTATTTTTGATATCCGGTACTCCTGCTGCTTTGGCTATGTCTGCTAGTTTAGCCTGTAATCCGTGTACTATTTCTGTATCACAGTTTAGATAAAATTCTCTGATAAACGCAGGATCATTTACCACTGTTCCATCATCTGTTTCTATATATTCTGTGCTGTTGACCAGTATGTCGATGTTTAGATCTACTATCTTTTTAATATGCTGGGTATATTCCCCTAGCTTGACATCTTCAGGTACATTCTCTGCGGTAAGGGCATTGAGTATGCGTTGCTCTTCATAGCGTATCTGATTAGCAGCGTTAACACTGAAATATTGCTGGGGGTGCAGTTTGACATTGATCTCTGTGAATTTTATCTTACTAGTGTAGTCAGGAACGTTTACATTGTCTAAGAGATAACTTAGATCAACACCGATGGTGTGTTCATGTTGGCAATTAGGACAAATCACATCTATATCCATCTGATTGCCATAGCTGGCGATGCGTATAGCGATCAAAACCGCATCAACGTCTATACTGGGCATTTTCCAGGCATCTGCGATATTTGGGCAACAGCTTTGGATAACGTCAATTATACCCTGACCATTCATCAGTGCGTCGGGTGTTCGCAGCACTATTTCATCTTTGGCGGTCATTGGATATACGGGAATATCCCCAGTGGCTGGTAAAGACAGTGCTTCAGATGGCCAAAAACGCCCGGCACTGGGCAATTTCATATAGATAGCCGGCTGGCGGAAATGTTTGGCTAATGGGTTTGCAGACATGGTTTTAGAATCCTATAAATACTAGATATACTCTTATATTTATGAGCGGAAAAAATGGCCGATTTAACTCCTGAACAGCAACAAGCATTAGAAGCATTTGAAAACTCAGCTGAAGCCCTAGAAAAACTAGGTGTCCAGGTTAATCGCTTCAGTCGCACGTCGCTAAAAAGCATCGAGCAACGTTTCAAGGATATTGACAAAACAGTCAAGAAGTCTGACGGCTCATATAAAGATGCAATCACCCAACTTGATGCCCTTAAAGATGCTATCGAAGATGATGTCGATGGAATCCAAACAGCCAAACAAAAACGTCAGAATCTAGATCGATTAGAAGAAATAGCTAGAAAAGCCTATAATGAGACGCTGACAAATGCGGGCAAGCAATTGATCGGTACTGTAATTGGTGGATTCGCTAACTATTATGTCAATCAACTGCGTACTGGAATCAGAGGATTGATGGGTACCAGTTCACCTTTCCAATTGGCTACAGACCTGCAGGTTCAGATGTATGAAGATGTTAACAAAACCCTACAAGGTGTAGCAGCCGGTGCAGAAACTGCTGGTGCAACACTGATGGCTTTACCGTTACCAGCGGCCAAAGTAGCTGGTGGCTTGCTACTATTAGGCGGTGCTTTGACTAGTTTTGTTGCTGGCAAAACTACAGAATATTTCCAAGAAAAAACTAGAATACTAGGTGACGCTGTAGAAAAAACCTACAACAGCTTTATGCAGGCGGCCGCAGCCGGTGCACTCTACGCAGGCGGAGTCACTGAATTGCGTCAAATCGCGCTGCAATCAGGACTGACACAGGAACAGTTTACTAAAGTAATCGCAGACAACAGACAACAGCTAGCTGAAGCTGGGTATAGTATCACTGAAGGCACGAGGATCGTTGGTAAAGTCACGCAGAAATTTGCAACAGATGTTGGTAAAAGCGGGCAAACTCTACAACGTGAAATGCTCAATCTTGGTTACAGCGTCGATGAGCAGGCTAGTTTAGCAGCTGAAACGATCGCCAATCTGAGACGTATGGGCGGTGACCCAAATAATCTCAGAGAAGTAGGAGAAGCCACAGCAGACTATGCAAAAAATCTTAGATTGATTGCAGAGCTCACTGGAGATGATGCTAAGAAGCGCATGGATGCAGCAAAACAAGTAACTGACGAATATTCTTTCCAAAGGAAATTCCTTCGTGAACATAATAATGATTATAAAGCCCTGCAAGATGCACAATTGGCATTAGGCAAATATACATTAAGTGAACAAAAATCAATCCAACAGGCTTATGTTAGAGGTACAGTCACTGACGTTCCGTCGATCATAGCAGGATTTAAAGATCCAGCATTAAAGATTGCAGATGTCCTACATCAGACTAAATTTAACCTTTCAGACATGGATGATATTGTTGCCAGATACAATGATAACCTTCTATCAGAAAATGATGGCCGAAAAGAAGCCATAGCTGCGAGTACAGTTATAGCAGGTAAAAACAGTGAAATGTCTAAGGTCATAACTGATAATTATAACGGTGCTATAAAATTCAACACAGACAGTCTAGGCAGAGCCAGGCAAGAACTTGATAAAGCAGCCGGAACACCTGATGACTTTACTGGTAGTCTCAATAAGAGTGTGATAGCATTACAAGATATGCGAAATAAGATACAAACTGATCTAACTGGTGCTATCATGAAGTTTGCAGATGGTGTACCAAAAATACTAGCTGACTTCCGCAAAAAATTAGTTGATGTTGGTATCTTGTCTGGAGTATATAACAATGAAAAAGATAGAAATGCAACGTCAACAGATCAGATGTATTCAAAAGCTACTACTGGTAAAACTGCCGGCGGCGAAGATGTAGGATTTTTTGAATCTTGGTTTAACGTTGTTGGTGCTTCTAATCCGATGGGCAACGTACCAATATATACCCCCGGGCTAGATAATAAAGGTAAAGCAAAAGGTGGTATTTCGGACGGACCACTTGGAGGGTACAGTGAAATCTTACACGGTAGAGAAGCTGTGGTTCCACTACCTAATGGTGACAAGATACCAGTCGAGTTCAAAAATACCTCAGGAGCCAATGATAAGAGTATGCAAGATCTGATGTCAGAAATCCGTAACGGTAATCAAATGAATTCTACTAAACTTGAAGCTATCCTAACTGCAATGCAACAAAATAACAAGCTAACGTCAGGAATTTTACAGCACAGTATGTAGGCTGATAAATACTGTACACTTAAAGAGATCCTAATATGGCTTGGAAAAAATATTTCAAAACAGCAAATCCCAATACTAGCGGCATGATGAGCCCAATCAATGGGGGCAGTGGTACACTACCAGATGCAGGCTATCGCAATTTTGCTAGCCAATTACCAGAAGTCTACATCGGTCATCCAAATCGCACAGAACGCTACAATCAATACGAACAGATGGACATGGACAGTGAAGTCAATGCCGCCTTAGATATCCTTGCTGAATTCATGACCCAGACTAATATCGAAAACGGTACAGGGTTTGATCTATTCTTCAAAGAAGATCCCACCGACAACGAAGTTAAGATCCTGCGTGATCAACTGCAACAATGGGTCAGCTTAAATGATCTTAACAAACGCTTGTTCAAACTAGTGCGTAACACTATCAAATACGGCGATCAGGTATTCCTGCGTGATCCAGAAACATTTAAATTATTTTGGACAGAAATGTTCAAAGTTACCAAAGTTATCGTCAATGAAGCCGAAGGTAAGAAACCAGAACAGTATATCATCAAAGATCTAAACATCAACTTCATGAATTTGACAGCTACAGCATTGAGTTCAAGTGATACATTTATTAATCATCCGCAGGTAGGTGGTCCCAGCGGTGCTTATATCCAACCACAGACGCCCTATAGTGGTGGTAGCCGTTTTAGCCATGCACAGAACGAAGCTGTGATCGATGCAGAGCATGTGGTCCATATATCACTAACAGAAGGCCTAGATTTGAATTGGCCGTTTGGTAACAGTGTATTAGAAAGCATTTTCAAGATATTCAAACAAAAAGAACTGCTGGAAGATGCCATCATCATCTACCGTATACAGCGTGCCCCAGAACGTCGTATATTTAAGATTGATGTAGGTAACATGCCCACACACATGGCCATGGCCTATGTTGACCGTGTAAAAAACGAAATCCATCAACGCCGTATTCCTACACAGACAGGTGGAGGACAAAATATGATGGATGCTACATACAATCCATTATCAACTAACGAAGACTACTTTTTTCCTGTGAGTGCAGACAATCGTGGATCCAGTGTTGAAGTATTCCCAGGCGGCCAAAACCTTGGTGAAATCACTGATCTACGTTATTTTACCAATAAGATGTTCCGTGGCTTACGTATTCCAAGTAGCTATTTGCCCACAGGTACGGATGAAAGTGAACGCACATTCAGCGATGGTAAAACAACTACAGCATTGATCCAAGAATGGCGCTTTAACCAATACTGTATGCGTTTACAGAATCTTATCGTAGATAAGCTAGACCAAGAATTCAAGATGTTTATGCGATGGAGAGGTATTAATATAGATAATAATCTATTTGACCTACGCTTCAATGAACCACAGAACTTTGCCAAATACCGCCAGGCAGAAGTAGATCAAGTACGTATAACCACATTTACACAATTAGAACAGATTCCATATCTAAGTAAACGTTTCTTACTTGAACGCTATCTAGATCTCAGCGAAGAAGAAATGACTCGCAATGATGAACTTTGGGCACAAGAAAACGGTACAGTCGAAGACACTGACGTACCAGCTGCTGGACTACGTAGTGTTGGAGTTACTAACGCTGGTTTGCAGCAAGATCTTGAATCAGTAGCTCCACCTGTAGCTCCTGAAGGCGCAGCTGGTGCTGTGCCTGGCGCAGGACCTGAAGGTGTTGGTGCTCCTGCCAGTCAACCGGCTGGTGGTGCTGGTGCACCCGCTGGTGGATTAGGTTTATAGGTTTTTTGGTAAATACTCTTATGAACTTATTAGAAATCTTTGAACCTACTCCTGCTGGATATTCTACAGAAAAAGACGATCATACGGCTATTAAACTGTCAGATCTACGCAAAACTAAGCTGACTCTAAAGCAGTTAAATCGCTTGCGTATCATGAATGATGTGCGTAAACTAGAGCACGAAAAGAAGATCGACAGTGTCCAACAACAGTATAAAGCCCCAGCCGCGGCATCCCCAGCGATATAGTTATCGCGCCGAAACGATTCAAAAACACAGCATTTAACCCCGTTTTCCGTAATCTAAAGTAAATATATAAACATAATACATTTACTCTCAAGTATTAGTCCGGATTATTAATAATTTTTTAAGGAGTTCCTAAATGAGCAACAAATACGAACAATTAGTCGAATTCATCATCAACGATGAAACAGACAAAGCTCGTGAATTATTTCATCAGATCGTTGTAGAAAAATCACGTGATATTTACGAAGGTCTAGTTTCAGAAGACGACCTAGACGAAGTAATGGGCGGCAACGAAGTTGAAGAACTAGTTGACGAAGTTAGCCTAGACGAAGAAGGTCTTTCAGAAGAAGAAGAAGGCGAAGAAGGCGAAGAATTTGACGCTGAAGAAGAAGACGGCATGGAACACCATGACGATGCAGAAGAAGCTGAATTAGAAGATCGCGTTGTTGATCTTGAATCAGCACTAGACGAATTAAAAGCTGAATTTGATGCGCTAATGGCTGGTGAAGAGCATGAAGAACATGAACACCCAGGCATCCACGGTGACGAAGGTCATGAAGAAATGGGCGGCGAAGAAGAAATGGGTAACGAAGAATTCTACGAAGCTAAAGAAGATGAAGAAGAAGACGAAGATGACGAAGAAGAAGATTTAGATGAATCTATCGTTCGTGAATATGTTGAAAAAGTAGCTGACACTAACCAAAAGTCTGAATCAGGCAAAATGGCTGGTACAGGTGCTAAAACACCAGCATCAGGTGGCAAACAAACTAAATCAACAGTAGCTTCAAAAAATGACATGGGTGGTACAGCAGTATTAAGTAAAGGCGGAAACCAAGATCAAGACGGTACACGTCCAGCTGCAGCTCCAAAGCCAAAAAGTGAGTTAGTAAGTAACCCGCAAAACAAACCAGGTGCAAATGCAGGTAAAACAGCATTTAAAACTAAAGAAGCACAACAAGGTGGTCAAGAAGGTAAACTAGCTGGTGCAGACGGTAGTCGCCCAATTAACAAAGTTAGTCCAGTTAAAGCTAGATAATTAGGAAACTATAATGGCATTTTATCTTAAAGAGAACTTAACATTTGACGCAGCCCGCATGGAAGTTATCACTGAAGGCACAGCTGACGGCAAAGGTAAGAATCTTTACATGAAAGGTATATTCATCCAAGGTGGCGTTAAAAACCACAATGAACGAGTTTACCCAGTAAATGAGATTGAAAAAGCCGTTAGCACACTAAATGAACAGATCAAGGGTGGTTACAGCGTCTTAGGCGAAGTCGATCACCCTGATGATTTGAAAATTAATTTAGATCGTGTTTCACATCTGATTACAGATATGTGGATGGATGGTCCTAATGGTTTTGGTAAATTAAAGGTTCTTCCTACTCCAATGGGATTGTTGGTAACAACAATGCTGGAGTCAGGAGTAAAATTAGGTGTTTCTTCTCGTGGTAGCGG